TATTGAGACTGCTGAGGCTAAGCGTTTGGTGCTGGAATATGTGGGTTCTGGTATTGGGGTTAATCAGGCTATGTCGATGGTTAATCGGCAGTCTGGTACTTTGAGGCAGTGGTTGAATCGTGACCCTGTGTTTGCTCGTAACCTTGAGGATGCTAGGCAGCAGGGTGCTAGTAAGGAACTTGATGGGGATAAGTATGATATTGAGTTTGCTGAGTTTTCTAAAAAATTTTTAAACAGTTCTATATTCCCCCATCAACAGAATTGGATTGATGTGTTGGAGGGACGCGACCCTTCTTGGTTGCATTCGAGCATGGTGTATGAGCCTGCTGACCCTACTAGGTTGTTGATTAATGTGCCTCCTGAGCATGCTAAGTCAACTACCATTACTGTGAATTATTCTACTTTCAAGGTCTGTATGGACCCTGACAATACTAGGATTATTGTTATTTCTAAAACCCTGACTAAGGCTCAGGAGTTTGTTTATTCTATTAAGCAACGTTTGACTCATCCTATGTGGGCTAAGTTGCAGGCAACCTATGCCCCTCCTGGTGGGTGGCGTGAGGATGCTGATTCTTGGAAAGCCAACGCTATTACCTTGTCTCGTACTTCTACTGAGAAGGACCCTACGATTCAGGCTTTGGGTATTGGTGGTCAAGTGTATGGTGCTCGTGCTAACTTGATTATTCTTGATGATTGTGTGACTGGTGCTAATGCCCATGAGTGGGAGAAGCAACTGGAGTGGATTCAGAAAGAAGTTGTGACTCGTCTTGATGATGAGGGTATTTTGTTAATTGTGGGTACTAGGTTTGCTGCCACAGATTTGTATAGGGAGATTCGTAACCCTAAGCATTGGTCTAATGGTAAGTCACCTTTCACTTATTTTTCAATGCCAGCAGTTTTGGAAACCGCGGAGGACCCAAAGGATTGGGTTACTTTGTGGGCTAAGACTGACCAGAAGTCAGGTACTAAAAAGGAACCTGATGCTGATGGTTTGTATTCTAAGTGGGACGGTCCTGCCCTGTATCGTCGTCGTGGTGAAGTAACTCCGACTACATGGGCTTTGGTTTACCAGCAACAAGATGTTCAGGAAGATTCTATTTTCCGTCCTGTTCTTGTGCAGGGTTCTGTTAATGGTGCACGTAAGGCTGGTCCTTTAAGGTTTGGTGCTGTTGGGCATCCACCTAAATCTGATTTTTATACCATCATGGGTATTGACCCAGCAATGTCTGGTAAGACTGCTGCTGTGATGATGGCTTTTGATAGAAGAACACAAGTGCGTCACATACTTGATGTTTACAATATGGAAGACCCTAACCCTCAAAAGATTCGTGCTTTGATGGAAGATTGGGTTAACAAGTATTCTCCTAACGAGTTACGTGTTGAAATTAACGCACATCAGAAAGCGTATGCTTTGGATGAAGAGTTAAACCAGTGGCTTGCTTCTAGAGGTATCCAGTTCCGTTCCCACTTTACTGGTAAAAATAAATGGGATATTGATTTTGGTGTGGCTTCTATGGCTGCACTTTTTGGCACTGAACGTGATGGCAAGTATCAGGATGATGCTTTAATTGAACTTCCTTCTTCTGAAGGAAATGAGCATGTTAAGTCTTTAATTAATCAACTTATTACATGGGCACCTGGTGTTAAGAAAACACAGGCTACTGACTGTGTGATGGCTTTATGGTTTTGTGAGATTAGAGTTAAAGAATTAATTCAGCAAATGGGGTTTGCACAATCTCATAACTACAACAAATATGCAACTAGGGCTGGTATCCGCCAGCGTGGTGTTGTTAACTTAGATGAACTAGCAGCAGCAACATACGCTGACTTATACCAATAGGAGTTTGAATGGCACTTGAAGTGCGACAAATCGCTGACAAGGTTGAGGCTTTAAAACGTCGCAACGCTGAGCGTGACACACGTATGGCAAATGTTTTGTCTGTAAGACGTGGACAAATATCTAACGTGTACCCTGACTTTTTCCCTGAAGGCATGACCCAACCAATGATTGCTAACTTCATTGATGTTGCGGCAAGAGACTTAGCAGAAGTGCTTGCACCTTTACCAAGTTTCAATTGCACAACCTTCAATGTAACTTCTGACCGTGCTAAAGCACAGGCAGAGAAGCGAAGCATGATTGTGAACTACTATGCTCACTCTTCACGCTTACAAACGCAAATGTATACTGGGGCTGATTGGTACCTCACATATGGTTTTTTACCAATAGTTGTTGAAATAGATGTTGAAAGTAATCAGCCTCGTATACGTTTAGATAATCCTCTTGGTGCATACCCAGAGTTTGACCGCTTTGGTCGTTTAAGTTCTTACACTCGTAGATATTATAAAACTCTTGCAGAGTTAATTGTTGAATTTCCAGAATACGAATCACAACTTATTGGACCTGGTGGTAGAGACAATGTTGATTTATATGCCATGGTTGAAATGGTTAAGTATGAGGATGCTGAACAAATCCTTTTGTTTGTTCCACAAAAAAGTAATCTTGTTTTAAAACGTACACCTAATCCAATTGGTGAGATGATGGTACGTGTTGCACGTCGCCCAAGCATTGATGATGACATGCGTGGACAATTTGATGACGTGGTGTGGGTTCAACTTGCACGTGCACGTTTCTCCTTGCTTGCACTTGAAGCAGCAGAGAAATCCGTTCAGGCTCCGTTGGCATTGCCTAATGATGTTCAAGAATTAGCATTCGGACCAGATGCTGTGTTGAGAAGTCAAAACCCTCAGCAAATCCGAAGAGTCGGTTTAGAGTTACCGAATGCAGCATTTACTGAACAAGCAGTGTTGCAACAGGAAATGCGTCTGGGTGCCCGATATCCAGAAGGTAGAACTGGCAACATTGATGCCAGCATTATCACTGGTCAAGGTGTCCAGGCGTTATTAGGTGCATTTGATTCACAAATCAAAGCAGGACAACAAGTACTAGCACAAACCTTTGAAGATGTTTTAAGTCTATGCATGCGTATAGATGAGAAAATATTCCCAATGGATAAAACAGTTCGTGGTGTAAATGACGGTGCACCATACGAACTTAAATACAATCCTTCAAAAGATATTAAAGGTGACTACACTGTTGAAGTTCGTTATGGACTGATGGCAGGTCTTGACCCATCGCGTGCACTTATCTTCTCACTACAAGCAATGGGTGGGGATTTAGTATCACGCGAATTTGTTATGAGTGAACTACCTTGGGCATTGAATGTTTCTAAAGAACAAGAACGCATTGATGTTCAACGTATGAGAGATAACTTAAACAAAGCAATTGAATCAAGTGCAGCAGCATTACCTGAGATGATTGCAACTGGACAAAGTCCTGCAAAACTTATTTTACAATTATCTGAAATAATAACTGCAAGACAAAATGGAACTTCAATTGAAGAGGCAGCAAAGAAAGTATTTGCTGAACCTGAACCTACTCCAGTTGAGGGGTTACCACAGCAGGTTGTAGCACAACCGTCCCCTACGAGTGCTCCCGCTCCCTCAACTGGAGCCACTCCACCACAAGCACCAAACATAGCACAAATACTAGGACAGATAGCGGGATAAAATGACAAAACGTACACAACCTGATTACGTTAAAAGATTTCAGGATGCGTTAAACGATTTTGTTCAAGACCTGCATCCGATGGGTGGGATGTTAACAGGTGCAATAACCATTGTTGAAATGATTGATTCCAATGGTAAATACTTTTTACACGTACTAGATGACAACAAATCTCCTAACTGGAAATTACAGGGAATGATTACAGAAGCAGGACGTTTGTTAGATGAAAAATTTAACACATTTGATGAAGATGAGGATTAATGGCAGAGCAAGTATCAGGACCAGGTAAGTACGCACAACGTACTGACATGAATACTTCCAAACAACCAGTGCGTTATATTGCTAATGGTAATTATGGTGAAGGTCAAGAACTTTTAGGTCTTCAACAAGGTGCAGATATGGCAGGTTCTCCTAAAACTGCTGGTGTTCCAACTGCTGCCTATAAAGCAAACTTAAGTAAATCTGCTACAAATAGCATTGAGTCATACACTTACTTGTTTGATAAACATCGTGAACTATTAAACATGGATGACAAAAGTGACGCTAAGTTAACCTATGATGCTTTAGACCCAGAAGTTAAAACAGCATTAGAAAGTTTATTTGGTAAATCAGATTACAATAATCAACCAAGTAACTGGAGTTTAGCAAGTGCTGCAATAAAATTTATTAAATCACCTGTCACTGGTGTTTTTAAAGCAGCCAAAACATACAGTGATGTTATTAATACACCAGGACGTACAGCACAATTAGCAGCACAAGGTCCTGATTTGAGTAATAAGATTTGGCAAGACGGTTGGGATGGTGCCAACATGTTTGACCAAAAGCAAATAGAAACACTTGACGCAACTTACGGTGCAACAGTTGGTGCTGTTGCAAGAGGACTAGCCCAAGGTAAAACACCTGGCGAAATAATTGCTAATCAAGGTTTAAACAGTGAAGAATTAAGAAACGTTGTTGATTTAGTTTTTAATAAACCAGAAACTTTCGAACCAATACTTGACCAATACAAAAGAGCACAACTAAGCCCAGGTCGTACCACAGCAAGAAACATTTTGGGTAACAGACAAACAGATAATCCGTTTTACAAACTTGCATTCAATACATTATCTGGAATAATAGATTTACAATATCAAATAGCAATTGACCCATTAACATATACTACTTTTGGTATTGGAACAGCAGCACGTTTAGGTTTAACTAAAGCAGGTAAACTAGCAGAACTAGCCAAACAAGGTGCAACTGGTATTGATATTGCTTTTGAAAAATTTCCTGAAGTAGTTCAAGCATGGGACAATCTTGGACCACAAGTTAAAAGATACACTGAAGCAAAAGGTGACGCTGTTGCTCAGAAAAATATTAAAGATGAAATTTTAAAAATAACTCAAGGTACTCAATTTGATACCGATGAGGCAATTGAGTTATTAGCAGCAAATAAAGTATTTGATGCTGCTTCTGCAAAACAATACTTTAGTCAAATGAGTGACTTTGCTTTATTCTTTGGTGGTAGAACACATTCAACTCAAAGATTCGTAAAACTGCTTTAACCCCAGCAGAACAAAAACTATTCAGTGAAGATTTCCTTAAAACTACTTTACAAATGGGTGAAGAATCAGCCCTTGGTTCAACAAAGAACTTAGAAGCATTCGCTAACGCACCATCTATACAAATGGCTAGAGAAAGCCTTAAAGGTATAAATGGTTTAATGAACAAATTACGTATTCATCCTGGTAATAGAACAATAAACATTGTTAATAACCTAGTTGAAGAAACCGAAACAGGTGCAAAAGCACTCACTGCTGGTGTAAATAACACACTTGATGTGGTTGAAAGTACTGCAGGTTTAGTAATGAGTAAACCTTTAGCACAATTATACACTCAAATGTTCAAAAATCTTGAAACACCTGGAGATAGAGTTCTAGCATTACGTGGACTTTACACATACATCATGCATCGCATGGGTGTAAGTGCTATGCCAGGTGGTGAAGAGTTCATGAAAAGGATTCTTGATGAACAATTCGGTAACGCACCAGGGTTTTTATCACAAGTTGAAAGTTTTATAGGTAAAGAGTTTGTTGATGCAGGTGTTGTTAGTGCTAAACAAAGAATGTTATCTGGTGGACCAGAGTCTTTAATAGAAAACGTACCTGTTCGTCAAGTAACTTCAGGTGCTATACACGCTTATAACGAAACACCATTTATTGGTCAACTACCTTGGCAAGAAATCGGTCAATTCACATCAGATGCTTTGTTTAAAATCCATGGTGGTAGCAAATATGAAATGCTTAAACGTATTGGTGCAGTAACTAACAGTAAAACAGTTCAAGGATTAAACGATAACTGGACATTCTTTACTTTAGCACCAAAACTTGGTATCAAATCAGCCATTGATGAACAAATGTTCTTTATGCTGTATGCACCAAAGGAAGCATTGTATAACTATTTAACAGGTGTTGGTCGTTTCGGTGCAACTGCAGCAGGTGTAATGCTTGGTGGACCAGTAAAATCCATATCTTGGTTAAGAAACAAACTTAGAAACTACACAGGTGCAATAACTGATGAGGTTAGAGCACAAATAGTTGCACGTGATTTATCTCAAGAAGAAAAAATAGGATACTTGGCTGACGAAGCAATTCGTGCAGTTGACGAAAGAACTAAAGTTAAAGTAGTAACATCTCAACAAA